AACCCTGATTGCCATGATGTAAAAATACAAAAAAAGCCGTTACATAACGCAACGGCTTTTACAATTATACATTTACAATATTACACTACAACCGCTGTTGATGTGTTTGATTTGTAAAGCGTTCCTAATGTAGTTAGGATGATCCCGTTTAAAGAAACCGTAACTACATCAGTAGCGACCAAAGTCGGAACTGTAAGGGTGTATTTCTTAGTTACTGCGCTATAGGTAGCAGCTGTTGGATTACTCGATACTCCATTTTTAGTTGCTGTAAAGTTACCGAATAACAAACCTTCGACAGGATGCGTTCCGTCTAAAAGAAATGCACTAACTACTATTAAAGTTCCTGCCGATACTGGGTCAACAGTAATCAATACTTCATTTACTCCTTGCAATTCATCATAAGTGAAGTCTAAATTCTCGTTAGTTACCCACGACATCAAAGAATCAACCTCTAACCTGTTGATAATTTGGAATGGTACAGTTTGACTTGCCGAATCCGTTCCGTTTGCTCCGGTGTATTTTCCATTTTGGAACATACCCAAAGAGAATCCTTTGTACTCTCCTGATTTAGTAGAAGTAAGCCATAATGTGTTGTTTACGTCAAAAAGTACAATATCATAACCTTCATAAGAAGATAGTGATGTTAATGCTTTATGAAAGTTCACACCATTATCAAAAGTTGCTGCATATTCATACGGCATCTGTCCGGCTACTTTTTTAATCCCAGAACCATCACGGGTAATTACCGTATCTTCGGCTGTATTATCCACAAAAGTAATTACACCCTGAAGCATAATCAATGTTCCGTTTGTTTGAAGTTCACGCATATATTCAAGCGTAATTTCTTCTGCGAATTTAAAACCTCTCGTAAGAAGTCCGATTGCTGTTACTCTGTCACGGTCGATTCGGCATCCGGCTAAACCAGTTCCCAATACTCCGCTCGCTGTACAATCTACTTTGTTAATTTGATCTTCTAAAGCCATTATATGAATTTATTAAAGATTAATGTTTCTTTTAATTTGTCGTCTTTGCCTTTAGTCAGCGTAATTTCGCTACCTAATTTATAAGGTTTGTCAATTACGACTTCCCTTTTAATTTTGAATTTTTCAGTTTTCGGCTGTTTAACCTCAACTTCTTTTTTATCTTCTGCCATTTTATGTAAATTTAATGGTGTTAATGCATTGCGCTGTTCCATCTGATTTTTCCTTAAACATAATATTTACGTCTAAAATTATCACATTCCAAAAATCAGTACATTTAAGTAAATCTTCTTCTGTATAATTTGCTCGTCTATCTTCAGTATGAGTTCCGATAATTGTCGTTACACCTGATCTATCCAAGGCACGTAAAACATTTTTTAATATAGGATTTAAAGCAGTTATAAATTCAGTATTCCAAACAGTAGGATTTCTATCAGTTGCGCTTTTACAATCCTTTGCAATGATTAAACGGCAATTTCTTGTGGTTAAATGTGCTACTCTGTCAACATCCTGAGAACCTTCAACAAGCCAAATTAACGGATATTTATTGCCCGAAATCTTATTCAAAAACAATATAAGGTCATTTTGATTACCCCATTCAAAACGTATCGGAAATTCTTTATCGTTACTGTCTTTATAAGGCGGTAGCTGAGAGAATATTTCTTTTAGTAATGTTTCGGTAATTATCATAATCCTAACTGATTTTTGATTTCGAAAAACTTACGATTGTCGTTTGGATAGATTTCGTTGTTATCTGAAAGGAATTGAATTAAAGAAACCTCTTTGTTATTGTTGTAAATCCAGTATCCTCCAGGTCTGTAATAATTACCATACTGACATCCTCTATAAGAAGAAAGACAATCTTGATATTGAAAAACAAACTCATTCCAAACCGTAACTATTCTTTGCGTTGGATTGACTAAAACAGCTCCTTTTGGATTGCCCTTTGCGTCACCTACTCCGGTCATGTAACTTACTTGTGATTCCAACCAAAACGAATAAACGTAATCAGCCAATAACGATTGTTTTGATGTGCCTAATAAATAAGTTAATCCATTCCATTTTAAAGGAACATCATTTACCTCATAAGCACAACCTTTGACCAAATCAATCCATTTCTGTGGAACGTAATCCGGTAATAAAGGATCAGGTTGATAAACTTCTGGAAATAACCCATTAACTAAATAACTATCCAACTCTTGAAACTGCTCTACTGTTAAGAAATTAAGCAACAATAAACGACACTTTTCATCAATCAACAATTGTAGTTCGGCAAATGACTTACTATCAGCTTCGCCCAAGTTTGGAACTTCTCGTTTAGGAGATTGAAAATATGTGTCGTCTATTATATACATGATTGTTTAATTAAAGTGCTTTATCTCCGTCTTGAACTTTTTGGCTTTCTAAATCAGTTAAAAGAGGTGCGCTTGAATCACGTTTTACAACTTTATTCTCATACTCCCCAATTAAACCTTTTTTCTTTAGAATAGCCGCTACAGTCGGGTGCACTTTGTCAGTATCTCCTTCTTTGTAAAAATCTCCATCTTTGATTATTTTAACTTCTACTAAGTCGAAATGACTATTCCCTTTGTAATCAGCCTGGCTTTTTACAATTTCTGCTTTCGTTGCTTTCGCTTTTTCGTCTGCCATGATAGTTATAAATTAAGCTGTCGCAATTGCAGTTTTAACTGCAGCGAACGTTGTTTTAATAAATGCTGTTTTTTCGTTTTCGTAAATCCATAAATGGTAACGAGATTCACCAATCAAAGTATACATGTTACTTTCAAAATCAGAAATGATATTAGCAGCTGTTGCGCTTCCCTGAATACCTTGACCAATTCTTACAGTAAATGTTTTGTAGTTCTCTAAGTGAAGTTTTTTGAAATCACCTACAATAAATGTACCTGCAGGAACGGAAACACCATCTGCAACCTCAACAATTCTTACTCCTGAAATTGTTGTACCGTCAGGCATAACGAATGGAGGAAATACATATTGTTTAGTTGTGTCTTTAGTAGCTCCCATTGCATAAACATCACTCGAAGCAACCAAAACAGCATTAGGGATATATTTTCCTTTAGAAGCGATTTTAACAGCGTAGATTGCTGCTCTAATTGCATCATAATTGGTTGGTGTATCAGTTGACGCTGCCAATGTACCCGCTACGAATGCCGGAGCAAATGCAGATAATACAGTGAAAATATCCCCTTGAACTCCAATAGCGTGTTGATAAGCTAATTCATTACGAATAGCTGACATAATGAAAGGTAAATCATCTAAAGCTTCTTCTGAAATTTTAGTTCTTCCCGCCATTTTACGTGCCTGAGAATATCTAATTACATAAGAAATAGAAATCAACGGTTTTAATGCACCTTCAGCAGTAATTGCCATTGTTCCTTCGGTTGGAGATTTATCAACATACGCAATAGTAGCGCGTGAAGTGTTTCCAATTGACATATAGTTCAAAATGTACTCTTGCGCTCTTACATCTTCAGCATAACGAGATATGTCCTGAGCTACATAAGAAACAGGTGTAGCTGTTCCGTTCGTTACGGCAGTAGTTGCCATGTTGATAGGAGCTTTAACCGTTAATTCAACTTCAAATCCGTTAGCTCCTGACGCTTGAGATTTTTCTTTGATCGTTGGAAGCAAAGTCTTTAAGCCTTCTTCAATAGATTTCATTAAATCAAAAGTTCCGTTTCCACTGATTGCAGAAGGGTTTTCTTTGATAATACGCAAATCTTCTTTAAACTCGTCTAATTGCTCTTTAGTAATTCCTAAACCAGCTTTAAGAGTTTCGATTTGTGAAGCGATTTCAGTTTTCTGAGCTTCTGTAAGTTCTGCTTTTAATGCCTTGTTTGCTTCAGCAATAGCTTCTTTTTGCAAACCTTCTTCGTGTGCTCTTTTTTCGGTTGCGTAAGTGTCTCTTTCCGCCGCCGACATCGCCTCTAATTGGGCATCTGTTTTATAAACAAACTTCATAATGTTTTGTGTGTTTAATTAATAAATGTTTTTCTTCTCGGTTGAGTGTCGTTTGACGGCTCTAATTCAAATTTATTCGAAGTGGATTCTCCGGCTCCGTATATTATTGGTGTTGCGCTGTTTGAACCAAACAAACACAAACTACCTTCTTTTTCAATGCTTGCTTCGTCAATTGCCCAAAAATACCCATCTTCTTCGTTTTTATCGATGTTTACTACTAATGGAGCTCTTTCATCCCAAAGTGTTTTATATTTAACCATATCAGGATCTTTTGTGTTAATTGCTAATTTAATAGTAATATAACGCATCCTAACTGAGTTTTCAAAAGCTGTTTTTTCTTCTAATAACTCTTTAATTTTAGGTATTTTTATTTTATCCTTACCTATTTCATAAATCAAAGCTTGTGTTTCTCCTGGATAATTAAATCCTAAATCATTCCATGAAACCGTTTTTACAAATGCATTAACATCATTAGGGAAAGCAATAACATTATCAATAGATAAACGGTGTTCTAATACGTAAAAAATCTTATTTGCTTTATCTTTTAATGAACGATTCCAAATATTAGGAAAATGCACATCATCATGAGAATCTAAGAAATTAGTCGTATTTATTACTGGATAGTAAAACCCTTCTTTTACAAAATCTAATCCTTTATAAGCCGATTCTTTTAATGCAAAAAAAGTAGATACAGAATCACTCTCTTTGATAGTAGCTTTCTTTAAATCAACTATCTTAGATTCATTTTTAACTAACTCTTTAAACATTTCTGTTTTAGAATCGAACTCCTGATTTAATTCTTTGCAAAATATTTTCATTTTTTTACTTCTTTATCTATTTCTTTCAAACGTTTTTCCAATACCTTTTTAATCATCGGATCGGTTGTATGCCTAATTTGATTGATTACTTCTTGTTTGAGTTGCTCTTTCTGCTCTTTCATAATCTAATTTTGTAAAGTTAGTATCTAACATTTCATTTATCTCGTTCAATTCAATTCCTGCACGCATTAAATTTAACAATGTTTCAGATTGAGTTTGTAATGTTTCAGCTCTTTCTTTAGCGAAAACCTGCATAAAAGGCAAATGTTCCCAATCAATAATTATTTCTTTTCCTTCTAAATCATACCCAAAAAACGAAGCGAATCCCTCAAAGAATAATTTACCTTTTGGAGCTAAACAATAGCTTATAAAAGCTCCTCTTGCTTTTTCTTGATTCTCATAAGTTCCAGAAGATAAAGCTTCTAAAACGTCTTTTGGAATATTATAAATCGAACCTATTAAAAACATTTGTGCTAATTGAATTTCATCTAATTTTAATGAGCTTAAATTATCAACAAACCTTTTGATATCAATCATTGATTTAACGGCATGAACAGATTTACGCCCATTCATTTTAGTTTCAATATCTTGTTTTTCAGTTTCACCCATTGGCAATTGAGTAACGTTGTTTGGATCAGCTTGCCCTGCAACCATAAACTTTCCGCTATAACGAATGTTTATATTTAAAGCATCCATCGCAGCTTCTGAGTTAGATATAATCTTAAATAAAGCATCGATACGGCTTGCACCTCTGAACCAATTCCCTGCTCCGTTTGTCAAATCAGGAGTGTGAATAATTTTCCCCCATTGGAATGTTGTTCCGCTACCATCCGCATATTTATAACCGATCATAAAATCATTAATCTTTTGTCTCAAACCTTTTGACAATATTATCTTATCTTGATAAGTCTTCATTTCTGTTGGGAAATCCATTTTATTGTTTTCCAACACGTATAACAAATTATCTTCAGAAACTATTTTAGAATCGCAATAAGCATAAGTGTTACCCACCATATTCCAAAACATCATATCCCAAAGAAACTGAGATTCTTTTTGAAATGGGTTTGGTTTTTTAATCATGTCTAAGAACGGATCATTATCAACTTCTTTGCCATCTTTATAAACGTAAACTTTGCCCAAAGAGAATAAATCACATTGCAAAGCAAATACTTTTAATACAGCCGGATTTGAAAATATCGCCTCTAACTTTTTAACATCGTCAGAATAGTCGTTGTATTGAGCCTTACCATCTAACTGCCTGTTGATGTATGTAATTACATCATCAAGAAAGCCTAAACCTAATACATTTCTAATCCAACTCATTTAAAATAAAAGTAAAAAAGCACTATCCGTAATTAAACAGTTAGTGCTTTGATTAGTATTTTCTTCTCTTTGATATCGCATCAATGATTTTTATTTAAAGCAAATATAATGATTTATTTTAATTATTATTGAAATGACGTCTTAAATACATCATTGGATCAATTAAATCGTCATTTTCTTTTAGTATTTCATCATCTACCGTTCCCATTCTGTCTTGTCTGTACTGATACGTTTGATACTCGTGTTCTATTCCTGCAGAACAATCCGTATAATGCACGTTAGTTGATTGCATTAAAGAAATATTAGCCATAACAGAGCCTTTAGGCTTATCTATCCCGTAAGCATATTCCCAACCATGATTTCGTAGGAGTAAAATGTTGTCTGGTCTTGCACTATCGCAAACAATAGTTGCGTCTTTTGGAATCCCTGATTTTTTAACCGTATAAATTATTATACCACCATTATCAGCGTTATTTACAAAAGCTTTTTCGCTATCCGATAACTCAGAGGTTAATTTGTTTTCGGATTTATAATTTAATTCATGAGTATAAAAATCATTACTGTATCTGTCAAATTTACCTTCAATTATACCAAATCCGTGATTTTTACCCCAGTCAATAGCGTAAACTTTACTTAAATTAATATTGTGATAGTCGTTGTAAGATATTGTCTTAAAATGCGTAAAAACACGTCCTTCAACAGATCCAATTTCTCCCAATCCATAAACACGCCAAATGTTAGCCCAATATTCATTTATGATTATTCCGGCTTCCGAATATCCTTTAGTGTAATATTCCTGGATACTTTCAACTTCTTCTTTTGAAAGGTATTCATTGTCTTTGAATGTAAGGTTAAGGAAATTATTAGTATCTATTAAATCGTGCCCCCAAAAACGTTGATCTGGATTAAAGTCAATAATGTTTAATTTACAACGAGATCCAACTTGCCTATAAGCTTCTAATTTTAACTTATTAGCCTCATTAAAGTAAACTAAATCACGTCTCATCCCTTTTCCTACATCATGAGTATCTAGACCTAGAAACTCAATAAAAGTTCCGTTTTTGAATGTAAAAGTATTTTCTGATATATTCCAACGCCCGTATTGCATCATATTCCAATCCTGCATTATATCCAAAAAATCCTTTATCACAGTTTTCTTCATCTTTGAAAGCTCAGCCGAAATTATAGATATTTTCTTTTTATCGTTACGGTGTGCATAGTCAATAATAAGCATTAGTATCGATATTGTTTTTCCTGCCCCCTGTCCTCCTGAAATAACAAAAACCCTGCTTACATTTCGTAATAGGGCTTTAATTTTATATAGAGCTGTTGTAGGTTTAAACTTAAACATTAGTCTTTATTATCTAATGGGTTTTCTCCGAATATAGGTGCTAAATTAAAGTTTATTTGCTCTATTGTTTCTTTTGGTTTGCCAAATACATGCTCAGCTATAAACATACAACCACGCTCGAAAGTAAACAACTCTTTTGCTAATGCAATTCTAGCCTCATCATCAGTATCGACTTTCTTAACTTCCTTTATCATAGTTAAAAAAATCTGATTAGCTTTTTCTTCATCCGCTTTAGACTTTCTTCCGGCTCCTTCTCTCGTTCCCCCTTTATTAGATTTTTCTGACATTATTGAAAAAAGTATTGATTATTCAATTGACCAAAATTAAACATTTCCAACATAAAAAGCAAAAAACCATCGCAAAGTTAATATTGCATCCACCAAAAACGGATAAATATTAAATCTATTTCTAATTGCCATTTTTTTATCCTACCGAATGTTGCTGATTGAAAATCTATCATAAATCCAAAACCAAATATAGTTTTTTGAATAATCAATCTGCCATCACCGTTTTTTGTTTTGAAATCTTTAATCATAATCCAAAATATATTAAAATTAATATTGCTATTGATGCCGATGTTATTAGTGATTTGTCTGATTTTGTCATATTGGTTTGTTTTTAATTATACTAATGTTTGGTTAAATTTCAATTATGATTTTACCATTATCGCAATAACATTCTCTTTGAAATTGCTCAGGTTCAGGAATACCACAACAACTGCCATATTCATTTGCATTTCCGCAACATTTGGATATTATATCTACTACATAACCATAACCCCCGCAATCAGGGCACGTAACTTCTTTTATTTCCTTTTCCATAACATTGTTTTTTACTTGGTTAAATTGTTGTTGCTTTTAAATTCCATAAGTGCAGGAAACAATATCATTTATTTTTGCGGGCTCTCCATTGTTATAAAATAATTTTTTACTTGCTAATTATTTTGCAATTTCTTCATTTTCGCCATAACACAAAATATACTTAGGAGGTGAATCATGCCAATATACGAACATGAATAGATAAGGTTGTTTCATGATAATACTTTATTTAAAAATGAATTAATATCTTTTTGCTGTTCATTTGTTAGATTAGCAAAAAAAGCTATATCAATTAACTTTTGAAGCATTTCAGGAGCGCATAAAGCTAAATTAACATTATGTTCAGCATATTCTCCATAAGCCTGAAATATAGTTTCGTTACCTGAGCAAATAATAAAAGGCACGCCCATTCTTTGTGCTTCCATTTTATACCACTCTCCTTTCGTCCCTTTAAATTCCATAATTTCTATTTTGTTTTGTTAGTGGTTAAATTCCTATTTGTTTTTCGGCTGCTGGCGTTAGTTCTAAATTGTATTTTACTAAATCTTCTATAGTAAGTAATCTCCATAAATCAGGATATAATAACATTCTTGATTTATTAGGAAACTTAATAAACGACCTATGAGTGCTGTGTTCTGCTTCTTTAAACTTAAACCCCTCAAACAATACCCAGTCTTTTGCTTCTTGGTATTCTTGACAATCCCACCTTGCCGACAATTGACTTGTGTAACGATCTTTTGTCTTTCCCTCTGTGTTATTGGCAATATAAACATCTTGCCAGTTTTTCCAATCTTTAGGCTCTTCCAAAACAACCCAAACACCGTCAACTAACTTGCAGGGAACGAACATCCAAATAGCCAATTGTTGTTTTAGAAAATCATCGTAATTATTTCTTTGTGATTCATACAATATTAAATAATCTTCTCGATTTTTAAAACCCGGTTCTTCACTCCTGATTAATTCACCAAATAAACGGCTTGATATTAATTTTTTCAATTCTAATTTCATAATTATTTTTGTTTTGATTGGTTAATATAAAGGCGGTTTGCGTATTTCTGTCTTTTGGTAGTGAGTATAAGTTTCAATATACCATCCTATTTTAGTAGCTCCTTTATGCCAATATAAATTATTTGGTCTATATGATCTTTGAGGATAAACTTGGAAATCATATAGCCCTGATTCTTTCGGCAAATCATCTTCCGATTCAATTTTAATCCAACCGTTGTTGTTTTCTATTCCTTGTAAGGATTTAGGACGAATAGAATGCGTATGGTCTGTTAATTTTAATAAGTCTAATTTATCATATTTTGAGCTATATTGACTTGGTGATATACGCATCCAGCCTTTGTCGTATAATACGTTTTCATGAAAGTTTATACCTAATTCTTTATAAGCCTCTTTAATTTTTTCTTCTTTAGTCATAACTACTTACTTTTAGATTGGTTAATTAATACATCGTGTTTTATCCAGGCGAATATTCCAGTTTTATAAGCTATGATTAAAATCGCTATAACAATCATTATGCAAATAAAGTAAGGATTATCTAAAGGAACATCCGGAGCATTACCGTTGCAATGTGGATTTCGTGGTGGGCATGGAACGCCTGGTGGTTTTTTGAATAGTGCTACCATTTCAAATTAGGGTAAAATATTTTCCATAAAAATGTCACTAATATTGCAGTTGCAAATAAAATGTAACCTCCGTAATTGTAAATAAATGTTTTCATAATTAAAATGATTTAAGCTCATTAGGAGCAATTGATTTGCCTCCGTTGATAAGGTTAGACATGTAGTCGTAAAAGGGTTCGAATAGTGACTTTCTTTTTGGGAGCGAATCAATAGTTTTTTGTAGTCTTAATAATGATTCTGAAGCGTTTTTACACACTGTTTCAAGTTCTTCTGTGTTGATGTGAAAAGCTCCTTTATTCATTTTGTTTAATTGTGCTAATTCTTGTTTGGTAAAGTTTTTCATGATAGTTGATATTTTTTTAATAGCCGGCTTTTACACCGGCTTTGTTTTTTGTTTTTAAATTGTCTCTTCAAACATTTCCAAATCTTTCAATACTTGATTCATTGAATTGATTCCGGTGTATTGAATAACTATCCCCTCTCGTTTCCATTTAACGATTATCTTGCCTTTTTTTGTGAACTTTATACTTTCCATTTCTCCGGATTTAAAAAGTGCCATAATCGTGTTGTAAGCATCTTCATTCATAATTTAATTTGTTTTAGTGGTTAAACATATTCAAAGATACAAATGTTATTTCTTTTAGCAATACATTTTAACATTTATTTTAGTTAAAAAATCCTGAAACAAAATTATCAATACTTGGCTTCAATAATTCAAATGCTTCTTTTTTATTTTCCGGAATATCTTTTTCTTCAATTGCCAACCATGATAATATAGGCGTTGGAATTTTGGTGTACTCAGATATTCTTTCTAATAGCTGTGCGCTTGGGTTTTTCTTTTCATTTTCAATAGACGATAAATGACCCTGTGTAATTCCGATATTATGTGAAAAATCGTCTTGATTCTCTAATAATAATGAATTTCTTAATTCTTTAATTGCTTTTCCGTAGTTCATAATTTTAAGTTTTATTTTTAAAAGATATAAAAAACATTTCTAATAACAATACTTTATTTTCAATTTATTTCCTCCCTTCCAAATAAAGTCGCTTAATGTCGGCGTATGTGATTACTTTGATTGAGTTGGATTGCATGATTTGTTTTTTGGTTTCGGTAGGTAAATTTCGCCACCAGATTAAATATTTACGCATAAAAGAATGGAACTTTATTTGTTATGTATTCCATAAAACCACATGGAGTATAAGAAATAAATTTAGTTCTTTGATCTGAATCTTTAAAATTAGATAAATAAGTAAATCTTGCTATTCTACAATTAACCGCAATAGTAGAATTATCTCTTGAATATCTTAATATTAAAAACCTGTGATTCATACAGGCATTGTATAATTGTTGTGCGGTTAAATTCTTTTTTCCTGTTTTCATATCCAAATTCCGTTAATAGTTAATTCTATCCAACAACATAGCTTTCTCGATTAGGAAATATACTAAAATGTCATTGTATTTTTCATTCACTTTGTCTGATTTAGGCATAATTCCTTCTTTTATGTCGTTTCTAATATCCTCAACTGATATTAAATGTTTTAATAAAAATCCTTGTAGAACTTCTTCAGTGCTTTTTCCTGTAAGCTCTGCTCCTCGGTTAAAATTATGATATGGATCATTGTTTCGTCTATATTCTTTTCCTTTTGTTATTAAAAGATCTCTAATCTGTTTTAGTGTTGATTCAATAACTTCTTCAAATTGTTTTTCTTTGTCGTTCATAATCTTTTTTTTTAATGTTATTTAAAATAAGGTTGGTTAGTAATCATCGCAGTCTTCGTCATCATCTTCAATATATTGCAAATCTAAAGTGATGCTTATGTTTTCAGGATTAATTTCTTGCATTTCCTCTAAACGCCTTTCTACTAATTCAGATACAGTTTCTCCTATTGTCATATAGGATTCTGCTGAAAATTGACCTACTTGTATTTTAGATACTTTGTTTGCCGAGTAAGTTACTTCTACTTTATACATAATTTCTCTATTTATTTTTAGTTTTGAAATAAGGCTCAATTTTAATAAAAAACGGTTAGCGACCATTTGAGCTAAACTAACCGGCAACGCGGTCAAAACGGCATAGCACTTTCATACTCTGTCTCACACTTTGATACCTTTTCAAATCTTAATCTCTCTAAGGTCAATTTACGTCTCTCATAATCTCGCTTTCTTTCGTGGCTGACAAGATTACAATAACCTGGATTTACACCATTTCTAATTTGATGCAATAAGGTTTGTATGTTTTTTGCGCCCATTCCGCAATTGTAGCATTTAATATTTTTTAATTGAGTATTATATCTAAAATGCCTGCCTGAATAATTATAATATTTACATACTGGACAATAATTAGCAATGTAAACATGTTTACTATTTACTGATTGCTTTAGTTCCGGATTCCAATGTCTCAAAATATCTAACATAATTCTCTATTTTAGGTAAGGCTCAATTTTTGGGTAGGGGATAAATAATCCCCTTAGTGTCTTGCATACAAAAGGCACGTTTACCTAATGCATTTAATTGGTCAATTCTTAGTTTCTGTAGTGGCTTTAAATCATCATTTAATTCTTTTGATTCAATCCAAATATCTACTTCTCCTAATTTCATACATAATAAATCTGGATAGGCGTTTGAGTTTAAACGAATAGTTTTCAAAACAGTATATCCTTTTTGAGTATATTCTTTAATTAACTTTTTTTGGAAATTTGACATTGTAATCTTTTTTAAATGCTGACGTTATGTAATCTTTTTTTAGTTCCAGTCGATTATATATTTTTTCTTCTATTCCTCCTTTCCCGAATATAAAATAAACATCGTTTTCTTTTCGTTCCATTGTGGTTAATCGGTCAATTGCCTGAGTAAATTTCACATTAGAAAAACCAAAGTTATAAAAAATTAATACATCTGCTTTGGCTAAACTAATCCCTTCAGCTCCTGATATTTGCTGTAAAGCTATATGTTTATCAGTTTTATTGAATTCCTCTAAATTATCAGTTAAACTGCCTTGAAATATTAATTTCAACATATCATACTCAGCTTTGAAAAAATAGAATATTGCCATTTTTTTTCCTTTGAAATGATTGTGTATAAATTCTACTTTAGAAATATCGGTAATAATTACATCTTTATCATCTGCAATAATTGATCCGCTTGACAATTGATGTATTTTTGATTGTAATTTAACAGCGGTATCTGCAATTACTTCTTTCCCCTCAATAGTCATAAATAATTCTTTACATAGTTTTTTACACATGAAATGAGTTTCTGAATTCATATCGCAATACAGTACTTTTTTATTTACTGATGTTGTAAAACCTGATTCAATTTGAGTATAAGTAACGAATAGTTTTCTTTGCATCCATTTTATAGCCTCCATTCCCGAATCGTTCAATTTAGTATAATCGTTTACGATCGCATAGCCTAAATGCTTTTTATTAGCTATGCCAAATTCATTAAACCATTTGTAAAAATTAATATGTCTTTTCCAGAATCCAACCTTTACCCAGAATTGATGAAATATTTGCGAGTATGATTCTGGATGTGGTGTGCCAGATAAAAAAATCATTGGAAGCCTACCGAATTTATCTTTAAATAATTTTGCGGTCTTGTTTGGCTTTGGGAAAGCGCCAAATCTATGATGCTCATCGTGTATAACTAAATCAGGCATTGAAGTAATCAAATGTAAACTTTCATCGTTAGCCACAATTAAATTAAATTTATCATCGTAACCGAAATCTTTATAGTCATTTTCAATACTCGTAATCGCTCTTTTTTTAGTTAGGAACAAAACAACCTTTGCCCCGTACAAATAAGCCGTTTCTAAAGCGGTTGCAGTTTTTCCGGTACGTACTTCCATAGAGTAATAAACAAGGCCGTATTTACGCAGTATTTCAATTCCTTTTAATGATATTTGTTTCTGGTAATCTCTTAGTGTTTTTTTCATAGTTTTATTTTTTTTTTACTCCATGTTTCTTTAAAATACGGTATACATACTGAATCGATACATTGAAATTAATAGCAGTAGTTTGAATGTTTTTTTGAATGTTGTAAAACTCTACTATTTTGTTTTTTCTTTTTACCTTCTCTCCGGCATTATTTTTAATAAATTTTAAGCCTGATTTTTCTAAGTAATTTACTATTTCGGCCTCAGATACTAAAAACCATTCTTTTACTAATCTCTTATCTTTAAAATAGGCCTGAATTCGTTTCTCTAAAAGAACGCTGTTTTCTTTTCCCTTAATTTTTACATGGCCTAAATAATCAATTCCAAAAGGCGCATAAGTTAAATACGATTGTATTCTTCTTTTTGGATTTGGTTCTTTTGAATGGCCTATTTTTATAGGCACAGTATTTTTATGTTTCAAAAAATATACTGATGAATAATTGTTCTCCATTTTTAAGTTGATTTTAAACAAAGATAACATTTTTTTGTATTAAAACGGTTTAAACTGCCTTTTTATTTTAAACCAATTAAACCGAGTTTAAAAATGTTAACCTGTATTGTCATTGGCTTTAGATGTGATTTTAAACTTTTAAACTTTTGGTTTAAAAATAATTAAAAAATAAAAATGTGTTTTTGTTTTTTGTGAAAAGTATTTTAAACTTGGTTTAAAAGGTTTAAACGTTTTAAAGCTCAGTGTTTATAGTGCTTCACAGGTTTAAACCTAGTTTAAAATGGTTTAAAATTCTACTTCATTTCTTTAACATATTTATAGATCATCTGTAAAGAAACTCCTAAAATCTCGGCCACTTCCTTTTTATCTAATTCTGGATTTATTTTATAAAGCTCTGTAAACTTCTCCTTATTAGATTTTAATTTGTTGGTTGTTATGATTGATTTTATTTCGTGAGTTTCAATTGAATTAACCTTAATCTTTTTTGCCATGGCTATAAAATACTTTGAAACTTTCTCAGCCTTTAAAATTGATTCTTTAGATATCTTCATTGCATCGGCCGTGTGCGTATCATCAAAAAAACTATCTAACGTATTTAAAAGCAAAGCAAAACGAGGTAAATAAGATTTTTGTTTTGGCAACATTGATTTCATGTACTCGTTTTCTTCATCTGAATTCTGAATATCGGTATACTCATTAAAAACCCTGATCCATTCGGCTTTACTCTCTTTTGGTATTATGGCCGTTTTAGGCGCAATATCTCCATCTGAATCAAATTGTACCACTTTATGTTTTACTGTTTCGTAGAACGCAATTATACTATCTTGGTACCATTGTATTGTATCGTAATCCATTTCTTTATCATTCCACTTTTCAATTTCTAAATCGGGGTACGATAAAAGCATACGATCCATAAAACCATTATCTTTATTATCATCAGTATAGAATGAATTTAAAATACTTGGCTGTATACCTCCTAAAACTGAAACCAAGGGTTTATCGACAAAGGCCGACTTTGCTGTTTTACGATTTAATGAAATAGCCTTACCGCTCCATGTGGAAAGCCAAAATTCTAAATCTGATCCTTCACGATACTTATTCATGTCTTTAAACCATCCGGCCAACTCGTCTTTAAATACTCCTACGCTGTTAGGGTTTTCTTGATGTAATTCAACTAAGGCTTCAATAGTAATGTCATTGGCTATAAATTGGCTTTTGGTTGGCCGTTGTATTTCTTCATGGTCTTTCTTTTCTTTGGCCGATAATTTATCGTAGTACTCGAATTTTTCAGATTGTTTAATGTAGTTTTTAATCTCTTTATTATTGGCCATTAACAACGGCTTAATAATATTGTGAATAGATGGCGTTTTTCCAAGTCCGGCCTTACCAACTACGGCCAACCAAATTGTAGCGGTTTCAGTCCATCCTTTTTTAACCTCAATTTGTATTGAATTACCAACTATAACCGAAATTAACCACAACATACTACACCCCATGTAATCAATAGAGCTATCTAATGTTTCTTTACATTCCAAAATATAAGATTGTATTGGTGCCGGAAATATTTCAATAGGAAAAACTAAATCATTCTTATTTATGATTGGTGTTTCTCGTTTTTCAGGTTCGGCCTTTTCAATTTTCTTATGTATTAATCTGGTTCCGTAACCTTTATTGTATAATTCTCTGGCCGATGCCGTGTAATCATCATGATGGAATAGTCTTGTGTAGGCCGTAAAAGGGCTATAAAGTTTTTCGTGTGCCCAACTGGTACCAGTAGAAAACAAATACATGCAACCGTTAGATTTAAAAACACTCCCAGACATTGGATTTTCAGAACCAATACGTTGTAAAATATATCTATCATTTAATGTACGCACTATTTTTAATTCGCCTGATATTATTTCAAATATTGATACCTTTTGGTTATAATCGTCCCATGGTGTAATAATAGATTCATCGTATGTCTTCTCTTTTATTTTAGGAGCCTCAATTTCTTCATGGTTAATGTAATTGTAAGTTTTAGCAATTCCCCAGGCAATTTCACGATCACGAACAGAAATAGTTTGGATTTCTGAATACGATAATTTAGAAATTTGGTTTTCATATAAAACAACCATTCCGCCAATACCACGGGATTCAATGACGGCCTCTTTATGTCCTTCTAAAACGGCTATTTTTGTGTTTCCTACTATTGATTCACAACGGTATAAAATATGATAACCTTGATTCTTAGTTTTATAAATAACAAACTTTTTATCGAAGTCGTCAATATTATCTTTTAGGAAAGAAAGTAATTCATTCCAAAAGTCGTTTTGTTCCTGAAGCGTAGAAAAAACCTTTAAATCCACATCAATAACTTCAACACCTGAGAAACCTGTAACAAGCCCATATAAAGGACTGTTTAGTTTATCTATATCTTCTTTTGTGCGTGCTTCTGTTTGGTATGCTTTCCATTGTCCTAACGGCCTTTTATCGGCCGATACCGGAATAATAGATAAGTTAGAATCTGCAAGCCTTTTTAAAAATGATTTATCCATTTTATTAAACGATGTATAATTATTAGCTAAAAATTTTTAACCTATCTTAATTAAGGTTGCTCCATTTACTGTTACCGTTTTAAGTTCTCCGGCCTTAACCATCTGATTAACTCGGCCACGGGTTAGGCCTATTTTCTTCGCATACTCTGCCTGAGTGTACAAATCTTTTCTTATTTCTTTCGTCATTATACGATGTTTAATTTTTTACTTTAATAAAAGCCTATTCTTTAAAACAGGCTTTTTGATATTTATTTATAAGCAAATATAATTCTTTTTATTTAATCATCCTAATTTTCACTAGCCTTAATTATTTGTAAATATATTTAAAAATATTCTAAACTTTATCATAAGTTAGTAAAAATATATCTTCACGGCATGGATAAAACTCTCCCTTAATTCCTTTAATAATGTAATCTGAAATAATAGCTTTTTGATATTCATTGTGAGATTCTAAAGTTTTTAAAGCCATACCTTCACACTTTACTATTTCTTCGTATTCATCCCATTTATCAGAAGCCATACGAATACTTAAATTAACTGATTCTTTACCGTGTATGAATCTATAAACTTCTAAAATGTTTTTGTCTGTTAACTGAATAGCTTCAATTTCAACTGGTTTTTTCGTGTATTTCATAATCATAAATTTTATACCTATTGGCGTTAGTGGGTTGGTTGTAAAAGTTCGGTAAACTCTTGTTTCGTTACTTCTTTGAAGTTATAAAAATTATCGCCAATATAAAATGCATTTGAATTTTCTGAATAATGAAAAAATACATATCCTATATTTTTCATGAGTTCAAAAGATGACTTATATTTTCCTATTGGTAGATTGTAATCAATGCATAGTTGCTTCATAATATCGCAATCACTTTGTGATTTCATTTTTATAAATGTGTTGTAAATAGTTTTCATCCCAATTTATTTTAAAGTTTCTTTGTTTGTTGTGTATGTTGATTCGTAGTATTGTTCTGCTGTTTTTAAATCCCATGTAATAGATACTCCATGATTATTTTGACCGTAAGTTACAGCCTCAATAATTTGCTGTTTTTCGGTTTCTAAATACTTGTCAATATTCGATAATAAGTTGGGGTATTGAAAAAGTATGTCAGAATGTTTTGCCTCTAGTTCTTCGACTAGCATTTCTATCGCTGTTCTCATTTCCGTTTAGGTTTTAATTAATTTTTTGATGGGTTAGTTCGATGCCTGTAAGGGCGAAAAAATTGTTTTGGAAAGTATGCAAAAAATAAGAGTGCATAATAAAATTTGTTACTGCTGGGTTTTCCGCATCCCAAATACAAAAAGAAAATTTATTTCCTTGTCTTTCTACCTCCCAATCTAATAAATCATGTTCAAAACGATTGTTAGGAAGTTTTTCAAATCCAAAATTAATCAACCATTCTTCAGTTAAGTGTATTGGATTTATCCAAGATGATGGGCAACCAATTATATCGTACTTCTCCTTTGAATGAATTGCATTTTCAGTTACTATAGATACCTTTAATGTTTCTCCATGAATATTGGAAACATAATTTCCTATTCTTAATTCGTTTGTTTGTATCATAATTGTTTTATTGTTGATTCATTATTAACTACATGATTTTGTAAAATATCATCAACAATAGAAAATAACATTAATTGATTATCAGGAACATCTGGTTCTATTTCTTTTGAGCCGTTATCATCATTTAAATTATACCATTCGTGATAATAATCTTCTGCTGCTGTATCTTCACATTCTGGGCACCAATTACACCCCATTGAAATAGCATTTTTTGGTGCTGAATTATCTTTTCTTACATCGTGAACTATTCCACAATCGCAATTTATTTTAATATTTTCCATATATTTTATTAATTTAAGTTAACAACAAATCTTTGATAAATATAAACAAGATTTCTATTTGTCGGTTCCGGCAACAATCGTTTTTTAAGACTGGTGTTGTATTTGTGGAATAGTTGGTTTGTGGTTTTCATGGATTATCGTATTTGCTAATTAATTGAAGAGCTTTTGAAACACATGCCTTATAATTAAAAGTAGAGTCGTTTGGGTCTGCAGAAACAAAACTTTTAATTAAATCTAAAAGATCGTTTTCTTTTTCTTTGTTACGCTCATTTAACATTGCATCAGCCATGCTATAAAACGATTTTGCTAAATATTCTTTATTTTGATTATCGCAATGTATTCCGGCTCCGTGCTCAGAAGATAAGTGTCCTTGCATAGCTGAATTAGCGAAATAATCCCTCAAAGACATTCCTTCATCATGTCCGCATGGTTGACCCGTAGATTGTGTGTAAAACAATGTTGGGAATGCTGGTTTATTTTCTGGTTTCATAATCCTTTATTTTTAGTGATTTAATTTCTGTTGTTTGATTCGCCACATTCCGACTGATTGTTTTACTTTTTGTTCTCTTGCGTAATCTTCATTACAAAAATTAACTTGGCATAAAGTTCCGTTTTTGTAATAGTCTATCACAAAACAAGTGTTAACGATATATATTTTTGAATGATTTACCTTCTCAATCTGATATTCTTTCTGTTCTTGCATGGTGTTATTTTTTAGTTGGATATCTTAATTTAATTCCTAAATCTTTCAAACACGCTAAATAACCATCTTCAAAACCCATTCGTCTATTTGTCATGTTTACCTCAGGATTAGTATATTGATGCTTGCCAAAATATTCATCCATAAATTTTAACGCTCGGTTAGCTACAAATCTTTTATCTGATTTCGGAGTTCTTATAATATAAAATCCGAATCCTAATTTTATTTTCATAATATTTATTTTTAAGTGGTTAATTAATCGTTGTTGAATTGCAGAAGTTCTTTTACTATATGATAACAAACAGCATCAAACATTGCTTCTTCAATATCATCTTTAATCCTATCGTATTTTCTGTATTCAGACATTTGAATTATTTGACTACGTAAAAAACTAGGGATTTCTAATTTGCAAAGCCTATCTTTTATTTCATGTAATTTTATTCTTTTTGCAAACCATTCTTCTTTTAGTTTATCACGCATTAAAGTAGCAGTAGTTCCATGTAATAATAAATTATCCATAGTTAGTCTTTTTTTGATTCTTTAATTAGTTTTAATAATCCTTCTTTTGTTCCGTCTTCAAATTGCCATGTATGGTATTTTTCAATATTACCAGGTTTTGAATTATCAATTTCATTTGATAATCTCCAACGTTCTGATTCCGATTCAAATCCGTTTCTTTTAGCGTGCCAATCTGCGTTATATTCCATAATTAATCGTTATTAAATGTTTTACCATCGTACCATTTTTCAACAGCAGGATTATAAGCTACTGATTCTCTACTCATAACAATATTACTAAAAACCAATTCATCAAAATAAACCGTTTCATATCCTAAACCAATGCTTTTAACCAACTTATTTGCTTTCATAACGTAAGCCATTGTGTTTGATTTAAACAAGCTCCACGCCTCTGTAAGTGCCTCAGAAAAAGTTACGTTTTGCGTTTTGTAGATTGCGTGGGCTGAGGTCATTAATATTTGTTTGGTTTTCATGGTTTCTTTGTTATTTGTTTGTCAAAGATAATACATTTATTTAATTAAACAAGCTTTTTTAAATAATTATTTTGATTTATTTTTTAGCTTATATTTTAAAACCTCTGCATCTACTAATGAGCAACATAAATCGTGAATAGATTCAGGCACTTTTTTATACACTATTTTAGTTTCGTAGGTCAGTTTCTTCCTGCCTACGTTTTTTTTGCTTCCTGAGCCTCTACCGTCTTTTTTTTGTTCTGCCATTTTAATGTAAAATTAAGGTTCCGTCTTTTCTGTAAGACCTATCGTTTTTATTTATTAATTCTCCCGATTCATTCCATTCTAATTTCCATCCGAATTGACCATTATCAAAATGTTTTTCGCATTTAAGTTTTATATATGGCTTTACGCTATTCCATTCTCTTAGTTGAGTATTGTTCATATAAAAAGATACGTATTTTGGATTTACAAAGGCTATTACCGTTGTAAACCACAGAGCACCGTTTGGATGATACTCTGTGATTGTTTTAATCTCTCCTAACATGATTTTATAATTATTTGTTGTTTTTCTACTTGTCTTATTATGTTTCTTATGTGAGATTCAGAACATAAACAATTTTCTGCCAATTTTTTTACTTCTGATTTTACTTGGTCAATTCCTTTAAAATGTATTGCTGTTAAAATAATTCTCTTTACCATGATATTTTGTTTTAGTGGTTATTACTGAAGCAAAGATATAACTAATATTTAAATAAACAATACTTTTTAAATAATTATTTTAAAATTATTTTATTTTCCGCATATCACTAAAAAAAGCCAAATCTTTCGAAATGGCTTTGGTGTTAATTTAATTGTTTAAGTAATCGTATAGCTATTTCTAAAGCTTCTGTTAATTCTTTTGAATCAGGTTTAGCAATCATTTTACCGTGTCTCACTAAATTGTGTACTTCTAATATTCTTATTGCTTCGGGTAGTTTCATAAATTCATTGTGTTTAATTTGCTCTCAAATATTTCGTATTTTTCAGGTTCTGGTTTATAATAATGATCTTCAATATTTTGCTGAATACCTTCCTGAATCATATCTTTTTTATATTCCGGATTATCTAATGGTATTTTGTATCTTTTCCGTTGTTCTTCATTATATTTCATTTCTTCACAATTTTAGCCCCATAAACTACAATATCATTAACGTATATTTTAGAAGCATCTAAAGCAATATTATGTATTGTTAAGTACGCTGATATTACAGAAGCAAAAGAACCGATTAAAACCCGTCCGTTACTGCTCCAAGTCGAAAGCCAAAAACTTTCAAACGTTAAGCATCCAATTAAGTACATAAGCCCAAAAGGAATTACTATTGATAAAATGTATTTTGTGTATTTCATGGTTAAAAGGCGTTTGTTTTAACTTCCACTTTCCATCCTTTGATAGTATTGAACCATTTATCAACACCGTTTGCATCTGTCCATTTTCTACCAGTTAAATTGATAAAAACTTTCGCTTCTTGACCTACTGATAAAGAATCTAAAAGACTTGTTTTGTCTTGCTGAAACTCTATGTTAATTGATTGCGGGTACTGGCTTTCTTTTTCTGTTCCTAAGATAAGCGAGCGTTTTTTAAAAGTTCCGTTTTCTTCTACCACTCCAATGTGTTCAATAATTCCGTTTAATTCCATGTTTAAAATTTTAATTGTTTAATTTTTTCTTCGATTCTAATTTCTAATTTATTTGCTCTCTCAATAGCAATTTTTGTCCACGCGTCAATTGTTCGCCAATCAGTAACCGTTTCAATTTTTGGTTTTATTGGAGTTCCTTTTGCTCCAATTACTTCGACTTCAATTTTCTTTTTCCATCCCATGTCAACAACCGATTCACGCGTAAATTCTTCAATAAAGGGTTTAATACTCTCAGGACGGAACGCGATAAACCAAACTTTTTTAAATTTAGGGTTGGCGGTAAAGTATTCAACAATTTGCGGTATCTTTTCTTTTGGTGTTTTGTTCTCGACTAAAATAGCCGTATGTTCTTTCCTGGACAAACATTTAGCTTCTGCTCCGTATTCCTCACATTCTGAAATTCCATCAGGAGAAACGCCAAGTAATTTACTTTCTTCGCTTTGCAACCATCCTGAAGAATGAAATTGTATTCCGGTGTACTGTGAAATATACTCAAGTGCGCGTGGTTCTAATTCTTTGCCTCGTATCATTGCATCATTCATATATCCTTCTTCTTCTTGATCTTTATATTCTTCTAAGAACTGAGAAAGCAACTCGATGAATAACGTATCTGAATCAACAAATAAGCCTTTTGATAACGTACCACCTATTTTTCGCCATTTTATAGCGTACCATTCAGGGGAATTCTGGTCAATGTTTTTGTAGTTTATCATTATTTAAGCTCGTTTTTAAGTTTGTCTTTTAAAGACAATGCGGTCGGTAAATTCTTTTCGGTCGCGGTCAACAGTTCCCAATTAGATTTTAATTCGTCTAATGTTTTAGACTTATTTAAAGTTGCCAACGCGTTTACATCTGATATTTGAGGCGCGTAATACTTTTTGAATCTTGCTACATGACCGTGTCTTTTATCTGCCAACGCGTAAAGTACAAGAGGCTTGTTCAACCAATGTTCCATGTACTCGCTGCCAAATTCTTTTTCGCAAAAATTAGCGTTTGTGTTGTTCAAAATAACAGGTTTGTATAATGGTTTTCCGCTTGGATATTCTGAAAGCCAAAAACCTGTACGGGTTAGTTTTTTTTGGCTGTTCATGTCGAAAGTTTCAGAATCTTCAAACTTTGAAATAACGACATTCATTTCTTTTTTTAAGCCTTTGAGTTCGGCTTTTAAATCTTCTCCGCTAATGTAACGCGAATCATTATTCTTTTTCCAGTGCGTTAATGTTTCCATAATCTTATTTTTAGGTTTTAATAATCGTAATTTGTTGGTTTTCTAAATCGGTCGTGGTCTCGTAACGAAAACACTTTCGCCTGTAATCGAATTTCTTTTGCGTAGTGTGTTGTTATCTGCACCGTGTCTATTACTGCAATTTTAGATACTGAAATTGCTTTTAACGACTTTCTATAAACACGCTTTGATTTCGTCCTTAATCGGGTTCCGTAGTGGGTGAATATTTCTGGGTTCATAACTCAGCACATTTTTTTCTTATTTCTTCAAATGGCAAATCAGAAGTTATTATTTCAAACTCTTGTTCTGTAGGCTCCCTTTTATCATCACAATTTTTACAGGCCATTTTAGTAAATCTTCTAGGGAAAGTACACGATGCTAAATATTCGTGTTTAGATCCATTTAAACAGTCTGCTTTTTGTGATTCGTAATAAAAAGATATTGAGGTGTAAAAAACAAATGTTTTATCACAACTTTCACACGTTTGGTTATGCGCTGTATCTTCTTCGTATCCAAAACCATCATCGTGATTTATATCTTGATAATTGCCACAATATGGACATTCTACATCTTTACTCATATTATTTCTAATTTAACTGACTAATATTATTCTCAACAGCCTTAATTATTTCCGATACATTCGGCATTTTTACCGAGTTCGATTTTACAACAAAGTCGTTGAATTGGTTTTTTAATACATCTTCAATAGTTTGCACTTGGATGAAATTTTGATCGTTTCCGGAATACTCGTTTTCTAATTTAAAAACATTAAAATCCCGTTGGCTGTTGGTAATTACTGCAAAGTTTTTCATGGTTAATTATTTAAAATATTCATTGAAATAAACAACTCTTAAATCATGTGATAAATGATAATCTGAACTTCCTACATGTCCTGGAGATAAATCAGTTTTCTTTTTCGCATAAAAGACTACTGCTGTTTCTTTTAATTGCATATTTTCATGCCAATTTAAATAAAGAATATCTTCGCCTAAAAAATATTTTAGTCGATTAAATTCGTTTTCATTTTGCACTATTACTGATAACCCTTTGTATTTAATTTTCATAATATCACTTTGTTTTTTGGTTGTTAATAAATTCTGATTTAATCATAAGTTCCTCTGAAATAATATAACCTTCTTTATCGGCTATCCTGTCAAGCGTTGACTTTCTAGGAACCGCCTTCCCTTTTAGATATTTTCCGAATAAGCTTTCTTCAATTTTATGCTTTTCGGCAAACTGTTTTTGATTTAATTCCGATAATAGGAATAGTTCGTTGATTATTTTCATGGTTAATTACTTTATAAAGTATTCAATTAAATAAAGTTTAGGAGCGACTAAAATATAAATTAATTGATAAATGCTACAGAATAAAAATATTGAAGCAAATAAACAAATACATGAGCTTATAATTCCTGTTCCCATTCCAACGTGTTTACCAAATAATTTAAAATCTGTATCCCAATTACTTTCATCTTCTCCAAGTAATATAATTACTTTGTAAGCAACAAAAAATAAAAATAATCCCAACAATACGCCAAAAATATTTTGCGCAATATGCCATGTGTAAAATTGTTGAATTAATTCAGGAGCTTGATCGATTACAAATTTTCCTGTTTGCTCTGCAACTTCAATTCCTTTTTCGATTAGTTTACCTAATGCTTCGTCCGTGTTTTTCATAATTTTTAGTTTTAAATTTCTATGAAGCAAATATAAGAATAGTTTTTTAATTCCATAGCATAAAAACACAATTATTTTTAATTTATTTTACAATTGCCTTATTTTACTAACTTCTATAAACAGTAAAACCGCTCCAATTAAGAAGCGGTTTTTAATGTGCGGTAACCACTCCGCTAAAACCAAAAAACAAATATTATGAATATGAATAGATTGCCTCCACAGCTATGCAAATATAATTATAATTTCGGAACTAACGGCAACTTTTTGTAAAACCTGTAAACGCACCATAGTACAAGCAATCCAAACAAACCAATACATATTGAAACAAACGGATTAAACTGCTTTTTATCTACTTGTTTTGACTTGATTTCTTTTTTTGAGACTTCCTTATACTCAACTTCTTTTTCTTCCTTAACGGCTTCTTTTTTGTTTTCAACTGTCAAGGATTCCTTGATGATTGAAGTATTATTGTTTTTGGTCGTTTTACGGACTGTTTTTTTGGTATTATTCAACACAGTCTTAGTTCCGTCTTTTTCGATTACAAAGCTTTCTTTTGACGCATCTGCAGGTTCGTAAACAGTTTCCTCGGTAAGAGTTTCGTTTTTATCGTCAGTCTTTAGCGTTGTAGTTTTTTTAACGTTGGTATCTGTTTTTATTTCAGTAACGGAATTGTCCTTTATTTCGGTTTTTGTTTCTTCTTTTTGATTTTCAATATTTACTTTCCTGGCACCACAGGAACACATCGATAATAGAAACATAAATACAAAGCATCCGTAAATTACGTTTAGTTTTTTCATACAAATGTTCCTTTATCTATTATTGCGCCAATTACTAAATCTGATATTACTATTTCGTTTTTCATAACAATTCTTTTTTATATTTAGTAAGTAATTCTTTTCTGTGTGCCAAACCATTTAAACCGCCATTAATCCGTTTTGTAATGCTATTTAAATCATCTTTATCGGCTAACTTATTTAATCCGTTTTTATTCCAAAACCAAATTGCGCTTATCATTGCATTAGCTTCTTCTAAAAGTAAATCAGGATTTTTAAGAAATTCAATATCGGTATCATTTGATAAATGGAAATAGTTTTCTTTACCAGTCAACTGAATAAAACCACGACCCCTGTATTTCCATCCTTCACCGGATGATTCTGATCCGTTACCCATACGATTAGCATAAACACGATTTGCAATATTTTCGGGTTTTCTTTCGTACATTTTGGCAATTTCTTTGCTTATAAAATACTTGCTAAACACATTCAACAATCCCTGGGCAGAATAGTTTAAATTTTCCTGAATAGGTTTCAAATTACTTTCGTGTTCAATTTGCGCCATAAAATGAGCTAATCTTAATGGAGTGTTTATTCCTGAGTTATTAAGTAAGGATTTATATTTTTCGTATAGTTTCATAATCCGTCTTTTTCAAATCTATCAATAAATTCTTTTTTGAATCTCTTAGGAAAGTTATCGTTTCTTTTTGCGATAATATCCTCCTTTAACATTTCACGTTCTAAAGCCGATTTCATTATAAAGTGGTAAGTTCTTGCGCACAAATAAACAAAACCCGCCATAGACAAAAGCAATTTTACAAAGTTTTCCAAACTAGCCATAGCTAAATTTCCTGAAATAAGTGTTCCTGCTATATCAATAAATGAATAACCGCTAACCGTCAAGAAAAACCAGTCAAGACCTAAAAGGAATGCTTTAACTTTTGCCATACTTTATAATATAATCCATAAGCTAATAATAATTTTACAAGTATAAAACCCTGCATATCGTAAAGTCCTAAATGCAACAAATCCAAAGCGTTTAAAATAAATAAAAATAATGCGATTTGAACAGTTATTTTGTCCCTTTTTGTAAATGCTAAAAAATAAAAGACCACTCCAAAGATAATAATATTACAGTAATCTTCTACAACCATACATAATTGCCTTTCATGGTCAGAAAATAAATACCAAGAAACCTCTTTGTCTATGTTGTAAAATATAGCCTTAGCCTCTGCAAAAGGGATGAGTAAAAGCAATATTATGTGCTTTATTTGCATTACTTGTCTCCTTTGATTTGTCTTGGATTTGATCCTCCTGGACCATCATCTGCAATTACATCCAATTTCTTTTTCTCTAAATACCTTTTCAAAAATCCTAAAGCTAATTCATTCCCACCAAGTCCAATTGCAAAAGCTCCAAAAGCATTGGGCGTTAATCCTGTTAGCTCCAAAGAGAATCGAATAAATATAAAGGTAATCAAAATTCCAGTTAACAACTGAACCGCATTTACCGGAAAGCTTTTTAAAGTGGTTAAATGATTTCTAACTAAAGTAGCTGTAATCGCTCCAATAATTGATAGTATCAACCACGCTAAATAACTTGGCAAATCTACTGTTCCGAATAATTCTAACATGAATGTTTCCATTTTTTATATTTATTTAATTAAAAAGGGTATGACCTTCCGCTTCCGTAGTTATAAAGAGTTGTTACTTCTCCAGAATTTAATGTTTTGTTTTTCCAAATACCCAATTCATCAATATAGCCTTGATGTCTAAGATTTGGATTTAGCAAATCCCATGCATTTAACCCTATTCGAGTAATTGAATTACCGTTTACCATTCCCGTATAAGTTCCAGAGCTTGCATTAGTTAAAGACATATTTACTCCATTAACATAAATCTTATCATTTAACGCAATTTTACTTCCGTCGCTAGTAAATACAATATGAGTCCATGTATTAATAGATATTGACGAGGATGGTGTTCTTACTGTTTGAAATACAGTGTTACCACCTCCGCTAAATTTAGTAAAACTTATTTGTCCAGTTGGCGTAAGACTCATTTGCCATTCTGTATTTGTACTATCTCCTCTTTTATTTATAAGAAAGTTACTTACAGAAGAAAAAGCTGTAACATAAACCCATAGCGAAAAAGAAAAAGGCAAGTCAACCCCTACACCACTCGTAAATGAGAAAATATCTGAATCGGCTAAATCTATTCTTGCGGTAAAATTATTAAAAACAGCACAGTTTCCAATTTTACCACCTGTGTATGTTATAAAAACAGGAGTCCCATTAATGCCACCAAAGGAAGCGTTTGAATTTGAATCAAATTTATAATAAGCTGACAAACCAGTATTCAATTGAATATTTGCAAATAAATATGGATTTACTAAGTTCATTTTTTTGTACTGTTTAAAAGAATTGTGAATAGGGTTTATTATGCGCTCTCCCATCCTGAATCAATGTTTGGTTCTTGATTAGCCATTACTTGAGCCACTAATACATTTCTATTATCTATATTTTTAGATAACTTCATGTTTAATTCAGATATTTTATTAGCCCATAATTGCTCATTTGGGGTCAATGCGAATCCGCTATTAAGTTTCAATAAAGCGCTTAACATATAAACAGTTTCTTCTTTATGAATGGTATCAAGCCAAACCATGTCATTAGCTTGTCTTTGTGCATTTTCTATAGAATAAATAATTTCTTCATTGCTTCTCTTTTCCAAAGAGTAAGTAATTGTATAAGCTTTTAAACCGGGATAAAGAGGATGCTCTTCGAATAATTCGTAAAAATTAACATCTGGTACGTTTGTAACAATCAGATATATCCTAGGGTCGTAGGAAGGTTCTGTAAATGGAACGTATTCAATCAGCCATTCGTAATCTGGATCAATATCCTGAGGTTCAAAAGGCAACATATCCGATTTAGGATAAGTCCCGAAATATACTGTGCTTTTTGTGCTTTTCTTAATTAATACACCTGGTACCATATTTTAGTTATTTTAGTTGTTATTATTGTTTTGTTCCTATTAAAGTAACTTTTAGCCCTTTTGCTAAAATACCACTACCTACGGAAGTTGTTATTATTGTTATTATAGAATCATCAGAAAGATTGTTATTTGATATTACATAAGGAACTGCTCCTACACTTGTTGTTGATCCTGGATCTATACTCGGAAGAGTACTAAATATTGTCGTTCCATTTTTTTTAATGTCTACAATTACTTTTGTAACTGATGGAGCTGAATTAACACATAGTTTAATTTCTGTCAATGTCAATCCGTAAGGCATCCTAAACGTTAATAATATACCTGTTGTTAAATCTGATACTTCATCACTACAAGCAAACATTAATTCTTTGGTAGTAGCAAAAGGTATTAAATCATTTATTTGTTTTTGAATTTTTCCAAATGCAGATAATATTGTATCTGTTGCTGTTATTGCTGTTCCGGTTACTAAAGATAATCCTGAAAGTATAGTAGTTAAAACACGAGATGTTGTAAAATATAAATTCAAACTTCCTTCTGGCAATGCGTCAGTTGTTGATGCGCCAGAACTACCGCCTTCAACCCATCCTTCTTCTGAATCCCAAATATATTCTTTTGCATCAGAACCGGATCCAGCATCAACAATTGCATAGTCTCCATCATTTGCAACAGGAAAAGTAGACTCAAGCGATAATAGAGAAGTGAATTTACCAACAAAATAATTATTATAATCTACAATATTTAATTTTTCATCTAATTCAGATTGAAAATTACTCATTGAATCAGCTAAATCTTGTGATGTTCCGGCATATCCACCCTTGTCTGTTTTAGTAGAATCAGAAGGAGCAGGAGGCAAATCTACCAAAACAATTTCTTCTCCTGTTGGGTCTACTTGAAAAAATTTATCCGCCACCAACGCATTTGGAGCGTCTTGTAATTGGGTGAATTTGTTGTAGTTGTAAAACGTAACTGGTTTTAATCTCATTTGAGCCTCATCAACAACTATTGTTTGTCCGTTTTTTCCAAAGTATGTAAACGTATCTAAAAGCTGATCGAATCTTGTAACACCTGAACCCCCACCACTTGCATCAATCCAATCAAAATAACCAACGCTTATAAGCATTGTAAATAATTGCGTTACTGTTGTTGGATTTAATGTTGTGACTCCATCAACAATAGTAACATCAGCAGGGTAAATTATTTGTTCTTTAATTAAATTAGCCCCGTTAGCTGTTTTAAAATGAGATTCATTACCTTTTACCACAGTAAGATCATTTCGAGTGTTTAGTATCTCGTTTGAATAATCCCCGTTCAGCACAAAGCTAAAATAATCGCCTGTTTTTTTGGTAATTAGTAAAGTTGCCATTTAATTATAGTTTTTGAATAAATAAACTTACTATGTAAGGTTGCATATTTTTATCTGTTCCGCTTTCTCCTGCTGTTGATGTATTTTGGCTTGTAAAAGCATTTATAGCCCCAGAAGGAAACGTTCTTCCTCCAACCGATGTACCACCTCCGTAAAGGTTGTATAATGATTCAGACCCTTGTTGATGGCTATGAGAAACTACGACCGCATCTTTTGATCCCCCTATTGCTCCTAACGTTGGATAGGTTGAGTTGTATTGTATAGAACCACGACCACCACGATTTCGTGTACCGTTTTGACCGTTACAAATAGCCCATCCTAAGCGTTCATTTGTTCCTAATCCAGAAGCGTCAAAATTAGCTGTAAGGTATGCGTTTGAAACATCTATTTCTTTTACATCTCCTGTTTGCGCTGTTCCGTCAGCAAGTACCGAAAGAACATTACGTATTTTTAAGGCTGTGTTTGGAACTCCGGTTGCAATAGTTTCTATCTGTGTCTGTATTTCAGAACGAGACTGCGCTTGAAGTAAAAAAGGAACTAATAAAAGTAAAAATAATTTTTTCATTGTGTTTTTAATTAAATATTGAAAAATCGTCTTCTATAAAATCATTGTTATCGAAATCCCCACTTGATACTGTAGGTGGTGTATAAACATCATTTGGGTTTACGGTTAAATGTAATTCCATGTAACCGAAATTTTCCTGTGATGTTGGTTTTGGTATTTCAGGAGCTTCAAAAAAATAAGTTCTTGCACCATTCAAATAAACATAAGGTAATTTCATAAGCTGTACAATGTTTATAAGGTTTGATATTGACATGCTTTCAGTTTCCCAAAATTCGGTTTTATTTGATTGTACCGCAGTAGTAACTGTGTTTTCTGTTGATGTTTCGTAATAGTTTTGAAGGTTTATTTGAAGTGATTCTGATCTAAACCATATATTAGCTCCAATACTTTGAAATTCATCAGTACGCTTGTATTTGTATGTTATTTGGCTAACTAATTCCTCATTGATTGAAGTCAATTTAAAAGGCGTGCTGTAGAATGTTTCGCCAACTGCCTGTTCAATTCTTAAATATATCAGTCCAAATCCAAAATCAATAGGAACGTTTTTAAGTGACCAAATTAATTGAGGATTACCGTTTAATGAATTGGTTAGTTTTTCAACCATAAACGAAGCGGTAATATCAGCTTCGTACGTACCACAAATAGAAATACCGTAAACAGTCCAATCCTCTAAATTTATGCCGTTTGGTGTATTGGTAACTTGAATATATTTATTTGGGTTATTTGGCAAAAGCTGAATCCCCGAAAACGTATAGAAAGCGTTTCGAGGCGAGTTTTTGAAGAGCATTGCTTCCTCTTTTGTACGGTATAAATTTATTATTGGATTTACCATAAAAACTCCTGCAATCACTGCGTTAGTTAAAATTACCGCTTATATACCCGTGCTATAAAATAGCTCTCCAGACTCGAACTGAAGCATTAAGCATTTACCACAATCTCGGTAAGCGAGCAGAATCGAACTGCATTCGTGGACTTTGAAGGACTCGAACCTCCGACAAACGCATTATGAGTGCGCTACTCTAACCAACTGAGTTAAAAGACCAATATCAAAGCAAATATAAAACAAAAAACCTACATTATTAGTGTAGGTTTGATAAATTATTTTTTATTAGCGTTTACAACAGCTAAATTAATTACTATTAAAAATAATATAATAGATAATAAATAGTTATTAAATGGTTTGCCACTTATAACGCTACCAAATCCTGATCCAATTAGGCAAGATGTAAATATTGAAATCCATTTTTGATATTTTTCCATAATTTTAAATATATTCAAAAGAAACTCTTAAGTTAGTTCCTTTTATTGGAAATCCTTTCTTACTGTTTGAAGGATGATATACTAATGTTCTTTTGTATAATCTCCTTTCTACATGGCACGTAGTAAAACTACTTTCTACAATTGGTTTACATTTACAATCTTCCATACTACTGTTCTTTAGCTTGTTTTTGTTGTTGTTTTAAATCGTTTGAATTAAAATAATATTCTTCATTACATTCAAAGCACTTGTAAAAATTAACTTGTTTAAACGTAGGTAATATAAATGGTTTGTCAGGAATAATCATTTCAGCTTTAACACACTTTTTTAGTGTTCCGCAATTACATTCTTTTTTCATAACTCACTAATTTTAATTATTGCTATTATCCAAAGCACGATTGAAATTACCATGAATGTAAATATTATTAATGGTAGGATATTATATTTTTGTTTCTTTGGTTTTAAATGCGGGTCATTAGTGAACATTTCTTTTCTTAACAAAAAAAATTTGCCTTTTTCGTCTTTAGCATAAATTCCTTTTTCACCCGCCCTTATATATTCATCATCGATTTGATATTTGATTGCGTTAATACAATCCTTGTCAGTTGGCACAAGCGAATCAACATAATCAACTCCTTTTGCACTCATTTTTATTTCTTCGTTTAAGGTTGGTTTCATATTGCTATTTTATTTGAGTTATAAATTTCTTGCGCTTTTGAAATAGCATCTTTTGTAGCTAAACTTCTAGTGTCAAATTCATTTTCATCAGATTCAATTTCTGGCTTTTCTATATCTTTAAATCTAATATTATAACCAAAAGAAGTATAAATAAGACAAACTGAAAAAGTATTTATATACAAGCCTTTAGAATCTAAAAAACCTATAATATAAGCTAATTTTACTATCTCAGAAAGTTTTTCAAAGACTTGATATTCCCAAGGAGACATTAAATCATTTTTCAACAGATAATTTTCGAAATCCTTCTTGAATTTTCCTTTAATTTTCATAATAATTGTTTTTAGTGGCTATTTAAATTAAAAAAGCACCTCGGTTAAAAGGTGCTTTAGTTATTGTATGTATCGTGCATATTCACACGATTATTTTTTAAAATTATCTATTATATCTTTAAAAACATAAAAATACAATAAAATAGCGAGCGGTATCCCAACCACAAAAAACAAAGTCATTCTCATTATTTTAAGTTTATGATTGAACCTTGACTTCCTAAAGTAGTTGTAGGCAACTTTCCGTTCCAACGATTGATTTTATTAAATTCCAAAATTTTAGGAGTAATAGATTCATCTAGCATTTTATTTGCTTTTGCTTGACTTTCTGCATTCATCAATCTTGCTGATGCTTCTGCTTTAGCAGAAATTAATTTAGCGTCTGCATCGGCTTTTGCTTTTTCAACCTTAGTTTGAGCGTTAAGTTTTGCAGATTCATAATTGGCTTTAGCCTCTTCAATCATTGCTTTTTTTTCGCTTTCTGCTTGAATTAAAACTGACTTACCTTTGTTTTCCGCATCTTTGTAATCTTGTTCTCTGTTGAAATCCCAACATGAAGTTAAAGAAAATGCAATTGCCAATGATAATAATAATTTTTTCATAATAAATAATTTAAAATAAAAACGCCACCCCTCGCTACAAAGAATGACGTTTTAATATGTTTTTAGTTGTAGCGAACAACAAATATAGTAATTATTTCTAACTAAGCAAATCCAACCACGAAATTAATTGCTCAATCGTTTCTGCATTCGCTCCATTAATTGTTACTTTATCCCAGAAAACAGGATTATACAACCTAAATCGCTCTTTGTCAAACAATGAAACCTCATTATTTTCTATGCTATAATCGAATCTAATCAAACTAGTTTCGTTATTCACAAGTATAATACCGCCCTCATTTGAAATAGTCAAATAAGCCTTTTCGAATTTTTCCTCTCCTGAAATAACCAATTTCTTTTCCGCATTTACATAAGTTACTTTTTGAGGGTAGACTTTTATTACACGCATATTTTTATTAATAGCACGGACATAACCACGGTCTTTTTTAATATTATTTCGCAATATAATATAATCATCAAAATCAACGTTCGCAAAAGTCAGATCGTTGTAAATGTAAGGCGAGACAATAGGGTCAGTAGGCACAAAAGGTTCGTTTTCAACTACAGTTAATCCGGAATATGTTGTGCTACACTTACCGTTGTTTTTGTAATACGTGCTTCGTAATGGGTTTTCTTTCCAGAATAGATTAGCCGTTGCTAGTGTGCTATTCCAATAATTTAAAATGTTTCTTTTGATACTATAGCGCAAATTACTGTACTTATCAGGCGAAATCAAATTACTAATAGCTGTAATTCCTTCATCTGTTCTATTCGTTAAAGGAATTGTTTCTTTTTTTATCTCATACGTGTACCTGGTTATTTTTAAACCATCATTTATTGGATTCAATCCTACGCCACCAACCAACACAAGTTCTGTCTGTAAAACAGATTGTACCGTGTAGGTTCCTGCATTTATGTTTGGCTCTTCTATTATTACAGTCGTTAATGGCTTAATTCCAAGCGTTAAAAAATTAACCTCCCCGTTACTTCTTAGTGTTAATGTAGGGTCTGAATAAGTGTGCTGTAACTTTGTAGTTTCTGTAAATTTCTGATCGTTTTCAGTAGGTAAAACATCAACACAAAATATAGTGTCATCATCCTGAGTGGCTGTATTGTCGCTTATTTTAGTTGATAATCTTTGTTGAGCATCTATTAATATTGCATCACGAACCCATTCTACATTTGCTTCTAATTTATTCGTAGCTCGTTTATTGAAAAAAGTCCAAATGCTTTCTCCATGAATTGTGCTTTCTGAATTAGGCTGAGTTTCCTCTTTTAGTGATTGGTATTTGCTATACTTAAATTTAAACTCATTCAACGCATATTTTGGATTGGTATTTTTTGCCATGTCCTCAAACTGAACATTGTCAAAAAAACCACACTCAATATTGGTGTAGAAATCCTTTTCAATTCCAACAAAAACAGACCCGTCTTCCTGTATTTCGGTATCTCCTTTATTTTCTCCCCAAATTGATTTTTCTATATCATCCAAAGAAACGTAAAAAGGTTTGTCAGTTTCGCCTCGCATTAGATTACCATTGAACAAAACATTGTCATACAACTCCCCTGCAAAATCATAGCGTTGCGATAATACTGGATTTCCTGAAATGCTTCTTAAAACTTGTCTCATCACATCAATTAAACGAAATGTAGGTATTATTGAATTATAAGATAATGATTCGGCAGAAGCCGTTATTTTTGTTCCTTTGTATATATCGGTAAATACTTCAAACCTTGGTGTCCCTCCTATAACAACATTTGTTGATTGAACAGTATTAACTTCAAAAAACATCCATACCGATTCATTACGATAAACAGTACCTATATTCAAATCGGACAAATCCCCCATGAAAGAATAAAACTGATTTTCGGTATTAAAAGTGGATAACAATGAATATTCTTCTGCATCCAAAAAAATACTTCCTTTGAAAACTTTTAGTTTGAAATTTACATAACCGTTACCGTTGTTGTCTACATCTGTAGTAAACTTTAAATTTAATGATTTAACCGATATTTTTACATTTATCAAATTAGAATCTGCTTGAAACAATTTGAAAGAACTGTCTAAAAACGGCTCTCTCCTTTTTGATTCCGTATCTGTAAAAAAAGTATATGTGTCCTGAATCCCACTCTTAACTAGATTTTGAACCGGATTTACCTGGTAACGAACCTCTACATCCGAACCACTCGCCAATAAATTCTGTGAATAGTCAACAGTTTGCTCCCATTCAGATATTTGAATTGTCGGTTTTGTTTGCTGAAGCATATTTGAAGGAACTAACGGCTCAATGTAGTTCCCGTCAATATCCACAGACGAAAACATATCTACTTTTGTTTCTATGCGTGATTTAATCAACTGTTGGCTGTTTTTTGATATTGTTCGACATGACAAATAAGTCAATTCATCCGTTTCCACATCAACAAAATGCAATTCAGATTCATAAACATTGTCTAATAAAGTAACTATTCCTAAAATTATTTCAGCTTCAAAACCTCTACTATGATAATAAAAAAGTAATTTATCTAAATAATGATTTCTATAGTCTGTGAATTTAAAACGATTCTCTCCACCGTTTAAAGATTCATCACGCCCCATTCTGTTTTCTTTCTGCTCTAAAACAAAATCTACTTCAGAATATCCTTCTGGCTCGTCAATCCAATATTTAGTATTTGGTTCTTCTGAAAAAATGAAGTAAAATTTTTCTCCTGCCATGATTATTTGAATTTGTAACCTTTTGATGATGCGAAATTTCTGTTTACTTCAGTACTACTTCCTGAGTTCTTAATAAATGTTCTAAATCCTCTTTTATCCATTAATGTCTGCTCAACGGTAACATTCCCTAAATACTTATTCATTATACCATCCATTGCCTCATAATCAAAACCAGATTGTGCTTGTTGAGAGTTCATAAAAATACCACGAGGTTGTAACATATTGAATAGTTCTTTCTCTTGTTGTATTTTATCCCATTGGTCAGGAGTGTGTATTTTAGTCCCTGCAGGTGCGTTCATTAAAACATTACGGCCTTCTGGTTGTGCAATACCACCATTAGGAAATACAATTGTTTCTTTGAAATTATTACCAGGAGCATCATTTACCATCATCAACCCGCCATCATGCACGCCGCCTTTAAAATATTGAGGTATTTTTTGACTTGAAACCATAGCTATTTGAACCGCTCCTAAAGCAGCAACTAATCCGGCTAATACAAAGTTAGGTAAAACAGCAACAATAGCCTGAGCCGTATCAATAGCGATGTTAAATATTGCCTGTTGTTTCTTCGCTTTTGCCTCACGATTAGCTATTTCTTTTTTCTTTGCTTCTAAATCGTTTGCAAGTTTTTCCTCTGCCTCTTTATTTCCGTTTGCATACTCAAAAGCAACATCGTACTGAGATTGTAATCTTTCTTTTTCTGCATCGAAATTAGCTTGTGAAGCATTAGAAATAAAATTATACATTTCCTGAGCCGATTCAGCAATTGAAGTAAAAACAACTGCAGCTTTTTTGGCTGTTGTGTCAGCTCCTTCCATAAGTTGCTTAAACATCGTTGTCATTTTCCCGTTAGCGTCTTTTATTTGCTTAAAGAAAGTGTTAAAGGTTTCGTTAAACCCAGAATTAGACATGAATTCATCTCCAAAAGTATAAAGATAGTCAGAAGTAGCCTGTTTTAATTCTTTAAGCCTTTCAAGTTCCTTGTCATATTTTTCCTCTCTTGCTTTCCATGCAGTCATAAACAAATCATTCTCAAATTCGTCTGAGATTTCTCTTATTCTTGTTTTTTCATCTTCATGGTCTTTTAAAAACTTCTCAACGTTTTTAATTTCCTCAATGTATTCATCGTTTTGTTTTTTACGAATAGCCTTTGTTTTGTTGAATCCATCCTGCAACTGTTTAATAGTTGCCATTTCGGCATCAATTTCCGCTATCCTTATTTTATCTTTATTTCCTTTTGCTAATCGGACTTGTTCATTATAATCAAGTTTTATAATTTGCATTTTTAAATCAAGGAACTTATCTAAAGCCTCATATTGATTTTCGTAACTTTCATTTTCTCCGTTTAAAATAGTTTCCTGAACCAAAACACGTAATTCAAGTTCTTTTTTAGCTGCGTCATATTTGGCTTTTAAAGAGTCTTCAATTGATTTTAATTGAGCTTTTGTAAGTTCTGTATTTGTTTCTGTAGCTTTGTTATCATCTCCTAAAAGTTTATTTACAGCCATTATCTGACCTTTTCTTCTCGACAATAAATTGTTTATTTCATTTAATTTCTTCTTATTCTCTTCTAATTCAGCATTTCCTTTGACATAAGATTCCATTAATTTAGGATCACGCTGCGTTTCGAATCCTGCTGTTTCTGGAGTAATAGCTTTTAATATTAAATTTCTACCTTTTAACCTATTAAATTCTGCCGTTTCTTCTTTTACCTTTTGTAAATTATAAGCTTTATCGTTTTCTAAGTCTTCTTTTTTTAACTCAGCTAAGCTTTTATAATAAGACATTGTTTGATTAAAACCAGATTCTTGTAATTCTTTTAAAGTTCTGTTTCTTGTTTGTTGGTCTGATTCTGCAATTCTTGAAATTCCTACTAATAAATCAGCTCCGACTCCTATGGCTTTTTTCATAAAGTTAGAAAGTTTGTTTCCGTCTTCATCTAATCCTCTTACGAAATCACGCCATGCATTTGTATATCTTCCCTGTGCAGCCGCCAATGTATCTATACGATTTACATTTTCAATACCGTAAGTTATTTCTAATTGTCTGGCAAATTTTGGCAAAACATCCGAAGCAAGCAACTGCCCTGCCTTCATCATTTCAGCCAAACGTTTTTCGGTAACTCCTACAGCTTTTGCCATAATGCCTAATGATCCTGGTAAAGCTTCCCCTAATTGCCCTCGCAATTCCTCAGCCTGGATTGTTCCTTTAGACATCATTTGATTCAATGCCATAAAAGCTCTTTCCTGTTGCTGAGTTGACAACCCCATTGTTGCGCCAGCTTTTGTAATGCTTTCGAAAATATTTTCAATTTCATTACCGCTAATCTTATCTTTTGCAGAAACATAAAACTGAGTAAATTGTTGAGTTAATTTACCTAAATCTGCACCGTAAGCTTCTGAAACACGAGACAAGAACATTTGAGATTGATTAAACAAATCTTGCGTTCCTGTTACTTGTTTTAAAGCCATGTCCATTGATTGGATCTCTTTGGTGGTTTCGAAAATATCCTTTGATATCTGAGCAAACATTTGCAAACCGCCTACAATTCCGAAAGCAGAAAGCAAATCTTTTAAACCTCTTACGGCTTGTGCTGGATAATTCCCAACATTCCTATTGAAACGACCAACAGCTCTATCAGCTGCCAGAACACGATTATTAAGCGTGTCAAATTCACGCTGTGCAATTCTTAATTCTCTATCATACTCACGTTGCGTTTGCGTAGCCAGTCTGCCACGTGAGATTAAGTCTTGCAACAATCTTGACGCCCTGCTTTGTTCTGCGCTTAATCTGGTATATGCTCCAGCTAAAGTAGAATTAATACGTGCTGCCTCCATAGCATTACGATTCAATATACCTTGATTAACAGATTCTTCAGCAGTTCTTTGTGAAGATCTTTGGCGTTGTTGTGTTAGTGTTGTGTATTGCGCCTGTAATCTTGCCAACTCCCTTGCCTGTGCCTGAATTGTAGCAGTTAATTGTGCGTTTTGAGTTGTAAAATTAGCTAAATCGCTTGGCAATGTTATTGCGTTTATGTTTCTACCCGCTGCCAAAGCATCAGCAGAAACCTTCATTATAGTAGTGTCAAGAAGTTTGAACTGATCTATAAGCTTTTGAAGCTGTTTTTGTTCTTCGTTAAAATCAAATAATTCGTCCTGATTAGCCATGTATTAATTTTGTTTAGCTTTTTCTTCTACTAATTTGCATATTTCAATCCATTCCGAAACTGTTATTTCTTTTGGATTTAAACGATATGGGTATGATAATGTTATTGTTGCTATTTGTAATTGTTTAGATAATGATGCGCTTTCTTCTCTACCCTCTTTTATTACCTCTTTGCTTATCAATGCAATCTCAGTTGCTATTCCTTCTAATGCTTGTCTAAAATCATTTACAAGGATTGTATCATCATAAAAACTATTCAACAAAGGAAAATTCAAACGCCATTTTTTAAGCTCTAAAACGTACTTAATACGCATTTCAGAAGTTTCTTTTGTTACTGGGAATCCGATAATCGTAGTTAATCCATCAAGCAACAAATGGCAAGTTTCGAATTTTCTTTTCAAAAAATCAATCCTACCCCATTTTTGCATTTTATTAGAAAAACTTCTGTCATCAACAGCTTTGAAATATTGGTCAACCAAATCGTTTTCTACAGCTTTTAAGTCTTCTGAATCAAGTTTTGTTTGTCTGCCATCGTAGTCGATTAAAAACCAATTATTGTCTTTGGTTTGGGTGTATTTGTCCCATCTATAAAGAGTCAAATCTTCAATTGATGCGTAGTGATTTGGTAATTCAGAAATTTTATTCATAATCTACGTTTTAAGGCTTCTTTTCTTTCTGGTAATATAATTATGCGTAATTTTTGCATGCTATCTCTATTCAATCCAAACATATTAGTGTACCCTGCAAAGAATAATGATTTATCCCCGCTTCCTTTACCTCGACTATCTACAAATATTTCGTTATTTCTAATCTCAGCAAATAACCCACGCATAAAAGCTCCAGTTTCGTAAAAATTGTATAACCCAGACTTTTTATACCCAGGATTATAAACTCCGTCATATTGTCTTAATATATTGAATAAATCACGATTATCGCTTCCGTAACCATCAATCATTTGCGATTTATTCAGCTCAATTATTTCTCGTTTATGCCTATTGAGTATTTTATTGGTATCGCTTTTTAAATTATCACGAATCAATTCAAGTTTCCTAATCTTCTGTTTAACCCTAATCGCCATGATGTAAAAATACAAAAAAAGCCGTTACATAACGCAACGGCTTTTGATATTTAATAATCAGACATTACACTACAACCGCTGTTGCTGTGTTTGATTTATAAAGAGTTCCTAATGTAGTTAGGATAATCCCGTTTAAAGAAACTGTAACAACATCAGTAGCAACCAAAGCCGGAACTGTTAGTGTGTATTTCTTTGTAGATGGATTCTGTACTGCTACTGTTGGATTACTTGTGACTCCATTTTTAGTAGCCGTGAAATTACCGAACAATAAGCCGTCAACTGAATGCGTGCCGTCTAACAAATAAGCATCAACAACAATTGATGTTCCTGCTGATACCGGATCAACTGAAATTTTAACCTCGTTTACGCCTTGTAATTCATCATAAGTAAAATCTAATTTGTCATTAGCTACCCATGACATTAAAGAATCAACCTCTAAACGGTTTACAATCTGGAATGTAACTGTTTGGCTTGCACTATCAGTTCCATTTGCACCTGTGTATTTTCCATTTTGAAACATACCCAAAGAGAATCCTTTGTACTCTCCTGATTTAGTAGAAGTAAGCCATAATGTGTTGTTTACGTCAAAAAGTACAATATCATAACCTTCATAAGAAGATAGTGATGTTAATGCTTTATGAA